GTTATCTTAAACTTCTCATTTGCTCTTAATTGCAATGTTGAAAAGGACGATCCAGTTGCAATTGATAGTTTCTTAGTATCAGCAGTAAATGTAATTCTAGTACTAGTTAGACTAGCAGGTTCCAATGCATAAATCTGTTGAATAGATAATACTGCTGCAGAATCACTATCAACTACTGAGAAATCAAGATCAGTGAATATTATATCAGAGTTAAATTCTTTATCAGCATCAATCTCACTAGCTTGAGCGAATGGTCCATAGATTTTATCATATACATCGTTAGTATGACGATGGACGAGTACAGCTATTCCTAATAGATTAATAAGAACTGGAAGCTGATTCTTCAGTAAGGTTTTAACTAGAGATTCTGTAGTAGGTACTAATGACATTAGTTACTCCGTAACTAATAACGCGCGTACGCGTAATTAGAATCCAGATTCCAATCCTTGAAGTTTAGTCACAAAACTATCCCACTCCTCTTTAGCCTCAGTGAAGAACTGATCACCTTTGAGATCAAAAGGAGTACCACTCATTCCAACAATACGACGAGTATTTGCTACATACTGCTTAGCTAGTATCTCAGCTGCAGTTTTGAATTGTAACTCCCAATTACCTGAAATATTAATAGTGTCCCCATCGGCCGTCAACTCACATGCTAATACTAAGAAACATGGCTCATAAACCTGCACACCTATAATTACACCAGTATCTAATCCTAATTCAACCACCTTTGCTGGCTTACTATAATCGGGGACTTCGTTATCATAAGTTAAGTAAGCATTCAGCAATTTCTGACCGACTTCATAGGTATAGGTACCAGCACTCACCAGAACTAATTTCTTGAATGGGTAATACTTATTGATAGTTGATAATCCTTTAGAGATTATCTCAGTCATTATATTATCCGTTAATTCTGACGAATCAATAGGTTGTACAGTATATATATGTGTTTTAAGTTGAGCAGTGGTCATACTCATGGATTAACCCTCAAGGATAAGTTTAATTAATTGTTCTTTATTACCCTTAGAAGGTTTTTCCATCTCATCAAGTATTGAACTTAATTGAGCTTTAGTCATTTCCCATAACTCAACTTCTGAATACTTCTTAGATGTATCCTCCTGAGAATCATCAATCTTAGTATTCTCTTCTTTATCAGTATCTAAATTATCCTGAGATTCAGTACTAATAGATTCATCAGTAGGAGTATCATCACTAGTATTTTCAGTAGACTTAATAGCTTCATCCACTATCTGATCTACTTCTTCATCCGTAGCAACTGGAGGAATAATAGATTTCTTGATGAGTGTAGGAGTTGTCAGTACTCCTATTGCACGAAGATACTCTTCATCATTATTCTTCTTCCAATTGTTATAATCTTCCTCACTATCGAATTCATGTATTCCTACTTTGAATTTGGGCATTGTCATAACCTCCTAAGTTATTCTAATCGAATTTAATATTGAGGTGAGTGAAGCTCAGTAATAATCCTCACTCACCTCAACTAATACTTCAATTTACCGATCAGTTAACTTAGTTAGACAATACGTCCCCTACAGCAGAATTCATTCACTACTGACTCAAGACCTGCACCGTGAGCAACACCGAACGTCTCGGTGAATGCATTAGGATTACCAACAGACTTGACCAAAGTAGTAGGAAGGAACGGACCATAAACCATCGGAGACTCATACCACATAAGTCCACGATAACCAAAGATAATCTCATTGGCAGGAATAACTGTTGCCGGAGCATAGAACACAGGAATCCCTTCAAAATAACCATAGAGATAAGGTCCAGGAACCTGCTTACGATCACCAGTCAATCCGAGCGAGCTCAGAATCTGACGTCCGGTCTGACCAATAATCATGAAGCTAATAACCGACCGACCAGACATGGTCTCAATCTGATTAGCAACGAGCTCAAGCAGATCCGGGAACGTCCGACGATGATCGATATCACTGACACCAGCTGCAGGAGTCTTACTCCAAGACGGTGCAGTGTAGGAAAAGGTAGCCTCATTCTTGATCGCTGCAACACGGAGCTTCTTAATAGCCTCAAGAAGAACCGCACCATTAATCTGAGCAACAGTATCACGAGCGATATCATCACTCAGGGACTTACCAAATCTCTTCTTAACCACAAAGTTAGCCAGTGTAGTATAAGAAGCCTGGAGCAGATAGTACCTAACATCAATCGTACGACCAACCAGATCATACTTGAAGCCAGGAACTGCAGTAGCCATCGGAAGATTCTGAGAATAGATAACAGTAATAGTATCACCCTCAACAACTCCATGACCAGCAAGTGATGCAAACTTCAGAGCTAATGCACCCGTATCATAATCAATCGTGGAGTCATCAGGAAGAATACCTGCACCCAGAATGTGACCTTCGCCATCATCCACACCTTTAATCTTACCACCACCAATATTAATACTGATAGTGCGTTTACGAACCGGATGACTCAGCACGTAATTATAAGGACCAACAGACGGACCTGCAGCAATAGTCGTAGTTTCATCAGTAACTTCCTCAGACATATAGTTAGAGAGATACTGATTAGCTGCACCTGTAATACTGATCAGTTCGTTACCTGCAGTGACCCCACCACGAGTCGTCGTAGCAAGAGCTCTACGATAGTAAACAACACCAGCCTCTTCACTCATCGGCTGAACAGATGCGATGAACTGAATTGGAAGCGTAGCATACTGCAATGCAACCAGATCAAGACCAACCTTGAGGATTTCACCAAGATTATCCCTCGAAGTAGAGTCAGCCTCAAACATCGGAAGATACTCTTCATAAGTCTGCATATACTTACCAAGAGCAACTGCATCATGATCAGTCCACTGCAACTTTGAATTACCCTGAGCATCTTTATAACGAGAATTGATCTCCTCTGCACAAGACTCCATAGCTTCAGGATACATATTCATGTACCGCTCGGCATCATAATGGACCTTCTTTTCTTTATCGATGACCTGTTCCATATCTAAAACCTCCATAGTATAGTATTAAGTTTAGTTGAATAATTGAGGATGAGTGGTACTACATACCCTGAGCAAGTTTCCCAAGTCGAGTCGTGACTTTCTGAGCCTTAGACTCCTTATCCTGAGACTCAGGAGCCTTCGGAGCTTTACCAGTCATGAGTTTACCAAGCTGATCACGGACTGCATCATAAGACTCATAGTTCTTCTTCATATCTCTGATTGTATCAACCGAGAGACGGAACTCTTTACTGAGTTTCTCAGCTTCAGATTTATCCAGAGACTCACGATGTTCGTCCAACTCCTTCTTGATGTCTTCAGGCTTACCAAGAACCTGATAAGCATCAATTGCTTTGTCAGCACTCTCAAGTGCTTCACGAATCTGATCGATGGATCCAAGTTCTTCCATCCTCGTCATGAATGCTTCCATTTTATCAAAGACTGCGATGATCTGCTCAGGAGAACCCAGATCCTCATAAGCTTTACATCTTGCGTCAAGATCTTTGACCATAGACTCAAGAGCTAGCTTCTCCCTAGTCATACTCTCAACTGCCGCTTCCAATTCTTTCAGTTCCATATCTAAAACCTCCATTATGTAATAAAGTGATTTTTCAAGTAGTACTAACCTTGTTCTTAGAAATTAACAATCAATTCGAGATATAATCGAGATATGAGTTTTGATAAGTATAATATCGAGATATCCTTACTATTTACTTATCGAGTAAGGATGATAAAAGTTTTGACTTAGGATTGTATCCCTCCAATACCTTACTGAATTTGTAAACTCTACAACTAGATCCTTCACAAATTCTCAATAAATCACCAACAATCTCAGATACAATATCACCTGCTTCATTGGCTTGATTAGGAGGTAATACACAACTACGTGAGTCTACTGACTCCTTGAATTGAACATACTGAGGACTGGCTTGTAAGAATCCTGGACTAGTAACTACATCGAAAGTAGCTAAGTAGTATAATCGAGGATGCATTATACTATTACCAAATGTGTCTTTACCAGTGTACTTACCCCATGACCTCGATGACATGTACAAATTAACAATGGGTTGATTATTCTCATTTCTCGATCTAAGTAATACATCAAGAATCCTACCTACTGGAGTATCTACAACATATCCAGTTCCAATACCATAAACCTTGTCATCAACTGATTCCAATCGTAAACTATTAGTTACTAGTCCTACATAAATTGGATGTGCTCCAGTAATTAGTCCCTCCTTTGTATAGTAGTCTGTTGATTTAGGATGTTCAAACATCCCTAACATCCCTGCTTTAATCCTACGATTAGTATCCTCATTAGCTAACTGATTCTGCCATAACTCAAGAGGATAGAATCGCTTGTTTCTTGATGACTCATTAGGTACAAAGTAAGTACCTTGTAATCTACCTAATACAGGATTATCCGCTGCCTTCTTAAAGTAGGATGGAGAACTAAGAATATCTAATGCTTCATTCTTCTGCAGAATTGCTAAATTAGGATTGATATATGACTCATAAGAAAATAGTGCTGTACTTAGAGGAGACTCAAATGTCTCAGGATAATCACCAACTTGAGGTATAGTAACTAATTCTTCATTTTCACTCACTGTAAATACCTCCTAACCAATAATGCCAATATAATAGTATCAGCTACTAACTAGTAGCTCTAGTAACTCAGGTCAATCAAGATTTATATAAAGTTGTTTATCTTTATTAAAAACAAATAACTTATCTTTATACTCTCTTGTATTATCCCAGTCAATATAACTTAATTTACCTTGCTTAGCTAAGTACTTACCAAGCATGATAATCATCTTCTCAGTTCTACTCATAACTATTCCTCAGGAGTTTTAGGAGGAGGAACTACAAATACATCTTTACCTGTAACTTGACGAACTTTACTATTCAGATAATCAACGTATTTAGTTAAGTCAACTCCTCCGCGAGTAGCTGCATCAGATAGAATCCTTGTACCATCATCAATAACTCTATTAACAGAAGATACCTGATCAGCAAACATACTCATAAAGTCAACTACTTCAAGTTCTTCTGCTCCAGGTACCTTAGGAGTCTTCACTTTGATTCTATCAAGAGCTACTGTAATATCTCTTTCAGATAAGTAAGAATAAACAATCCATCTAACACACTCAGCTAATCCTTCTCTGAATGTCTTAATCATCTGAAGATAGATCTGAGAAGGTTTCTGATCTCCATCAGTGATACCTAATGTCTGAGGCGGAACGCTCCCTGCACCTGCAGCAATAATCCGTCGGAGATCATTAAGATAACTAGTATCGATATTATCAGGTTTAGTAAGTTCTTTATACTCAAGATCCTTCTGCTCACCAAATAATGGAATAACTTTAACTCGTGCTACCTTCTCAACTAAGTCCTCTACACTACTAGGAATCTCAGTCTTGAGGATATTACCAAGAAGGTTCTCATAGTTACGAGCTAAATTGAATCCTTCCTTAACATCAGTTCCAGGAGCTACTCTAAAATAGAAATAAAGCTTCTTATCAATATTAACAATTTGAGTTAAAGGTATAAGAGACTCAAGAAGTTTCAATGTATTAATCTTCTCAATAGTACCTTCTGACAATAAAGGTTCACCTACTTTTGCATAAACCTTAGATCCATCAGCGAGTCGTACATCCTTAAAATCAGATACATAAGTATAAACTTGACAACGTAGAGGTACATGCTTAGTAGGGCTATATGTAACAGCTCGAGAATTACTACTTCTAATTAATCCACAAGCAACATATGAACCTCTTTTATATAAAGTGACTCGATGGCCTTGATCATCCAGCTCATCAATTTCTTGATTTGCATGATCAATCTCTACAATGCGTTCTCCTCTTAATAATATATAAGGAGCCATATCACAGAGATACTCATAGAGCCTTAATGACTCAACGAAGTTACGACAATCCTTGCCATAATCACTATCAAGATCAATTTCACTTCCCTCAGGAGCTTGAAGTTCTACCTTGAAGAAGTATCCAAAGTCATCAGGATTATAACCACGTTTCATTATATCATTGGCTACCGTCCTAATCATTGGTTTAACATATTCATTATTCTCTATACTCTTAGCAAGCTTAAGTCGATCCTCCTTAGAGTTAACAGTATTGAATATCGTAGTAGCAATTAGCTCTCCATAAGAAGGATAAGCAGCTGCAGGTAATCCTTTATCACCAGGCTTCACAAGCTCTAACTTAACTACTTTTTCCTCATCACCTACAGGTATTTCTACATCTTCCCCCATAGATCCAGGAAACTGCTTGATCTCAGGATGATAAATATACCCAAGTAATTGTCGAGCTTTCTCAGTCCATTTTCCCACTATTATTACCTCTGATTGATTTTATCAATTATCGATTTAGACTTAGGATAAACCTGCTTCTCAGTACGATAAGGTTTTACGACCTGCCAAATCTTACCATACAATGCATCTCGTTTACTACCAGTAGATTTCTTACTTAAATTAAATAAACTATTAACTTGACGATAACGAACTAATGGTATGTCACGATAAGTATAAGTAATATGATTACCATTTGAATCAATTGAGGATACTACTAATGTTGCACTATCCTCCAAGTAATAAACTGATGTAATTTCTGATTCATTAATTGGTATCATACTACCTCACTCAACAATGTATTCTTGTCCAGGTTTATTCATCTTACCCATATCTTCTAATTGAAGTAGCATAGAATAGCGATCAGAATTATTCTTCATATTCTGAACACAACCTGCTACTCCATCACTTACGTCTTTTGATCCATTTTGTGGATGATCAACTTTATTACCTTCTCTTACTAACTCCTTAAACTCTTTACGGAGTATCTCGTGAATAGGTAATAAAATTCTATCTTGATAAATAGATTCCTTAGTCTCAGTATAAGGTCCCATATCTCTATCACAAGATATAATCACTGCAGGAATACCAAATACTATCAACTCTTGTTTCAATTGAGCTGACTGCCATCCATCAGCACTGGCTCCACCCATAGGTACTCCTGACTTAGCTAAATCCATCGCAAAGTCACGAAGTTTATAGAGTGGTATTTCTTGACCTGATTTAGCTTCAATAGCTATTACACAATCAACGATATACCAAGGTTGATTAGTCACTGTTAATAATCCAGTCGCAAAATTCATCGACTGAACCTTAAGAAATCCTCCAATATGACCTATTGCAATTCCAGCTCTATCACCATTTAAAGCTAAGTCATAATGAATAAATCGAGGAGTAGTAAAATGAAGACGATTAACTAATCGCTCCATGTTGATATAGTTAATCAGTCTATCATCACGGTCCACCAGATCAAGAAGGATGACCTCACGATCAAACCAGTTCTTGAGTCTCATAACTTTGTTGATATGACTAACTGATGGAATGAATCTACGTCCTGATATAGTGGATCGTCCTGCTAAGTCCCTAAGTGAGTTGAATATATCTTTAACAAATTCATCATAAACATCAATAGGAACTCTAAGGATTTTCTCAGGATCAAACTCCTTAGCACTATGAATTTCTCTACCTGTAGGATCAGTAAGTATAACTGGATCTCTACTACCATCACCTACAAATACATCAAATGTCTTACTACTAAACTTCCAAGGCTTTACCTCCCATAAAGAATAATCAAATATGGATACTTTAGGATCAGCCAGTAATACTGGAAGATAATCATCGAGCCAGTCAGTCTCATCACTATGTGAGGAGTCTAACCACAAATGACCAGGTAGTCTTCCTCCCTTCTGCATAAATCGAGAGTACATCCTACGCTTAGCATTTGTATAATTGTTATAAGCTTGATCAGAAGCTTTACTTTGGAAATTAGCTTCACTTAGAACAGTACCAAAAATAGCTCGTCCTAAGATATGTTTACTTCTCGATCCAATAGTTATATCTATTCCATTAGGGAATAGAGTTTTACCATTAGACTGACCTAAGAAGTTACGAAATACTGGACTTAACTGGAACCACTCATAGACTTCATTAAAGAGTACATCCTCAGCAGTAGTCTTAAATATTGAGATAATAGCATACTCAATAATTGTAGTTTGAAACAGATCAAATCTAGCTTGAGGATTATCAATCATACATAACTTCAGTAGATCATAACACATCCCAATCTTACTAAAGGTACTCTTACCAGTTCCAATTGCTCCAGTAGCTACTACTTCAATGTAAGGACTGTAGAATGGATTAGGATAAATGTGTCTTAATGCCTGTCTCCATACTTCATAGACTGCAGAATTACCAGTCTTAATATCCCTAAGCAATCTACCAAGATACTTGTCATCATCAATAAATTCCTCAACCGAGGGAGGTACTTGATTATAACCTAGTAACTTAGAAATTGCTGGAAATAGTTCACCTCCTGGATAAGCAGTCAATAACTCATCAGCAAGTGAGTCAAGTTGAGTACGTACAATGATCTCTTCGTCCTGAGGAGTTTCAGGACCTACTGTATCCCTACTATCTCGAACTTTACCTATTAGATCATCATCAGTACTAGCATGACTTATCGAATAATTAGGAGCAGTCATTACTTCTCCTTAACACTGACATACTATAACTCATTTAAGTTTCAGCTAATACCTTAACCTTCTTAGGAAGTTTATGCTTATCAAACTTCTTAGAATACTGAACAGTTACACACTCTGACTGAGGAGTATCAATCTTAGCACCAGTAGGCATCTGATCAGGAGGAATGATATTATAATCTTTACCCTGCTCACCAAATACCATATCAAGAATCCGACGCTTCTCCTGATCATCATCAGGAAGATTAGCAAGATTAGCATACTTGACTGGATCCTGAACCTGCTCTCTATTCTCAGGAGGCTTAACATCACCAACTGCCAAATTATCAGTATCTAATACATCAGGAACCTTGATCTGATCAGAAGGAGTATCTGCAACTTCTGCATCGCCGAGGGATTCATTAATTCTCTTAAGTAAATTAGCAGCTCTACTCATTTTATTATCTCCTTACTTTCTTGGTAGTTTACATTCTTTATCTATCGAATTAGGATCAACTACCCTATTGAATAGTTTACAACTATTAGTATCTTTATTGAAGTGAGGACATGCCATGCATACATACACAATATGTAATATATGACGCATAGCATATCCTCATAATCCATTACCTTAATTCAAGTAAGCTCGATGGACAATACTAAAATCAGCATTGTCAGAAATAGCACCAATATTGACCGTATAGTTAGTAATATCAACATTACCAGAAACTGCACGATCAGCTGCATTCACTGTAATCTTAAATACATCAGCCTCAGTCATAACAGAATTATACAGTGCCATCTTGGTACCAAGGCCTGCACTGATCTTAAGTCCATCATCAGGAACATGATCAAGAGTGATATTCGTAACAGTATCAAACGGTTTCAGTCCATACTTATCTCTCCAATTAGCATTAGCTACTGCTTTATTACCTGCTGTAGAAGTGAAAGTAATAGTCTCAGTCTGAACTGCACCCTTGAATGTACCAGTAATCGTGAAGGTCATAACTCCTTCATAAAGATTGAGAGGTCCACCAGAATCATTCTGAATACTAATACAAACATTGCGTGCCTGATCCGGATTAGTCAGAGCTCCATGAGCCCAAGTAGTAGCAACCGTAGCTAATGCAGCAACTGCATGACCATTAGTAGCTTCAGATGCACTATCAGTATTCTCATGATTAGTGTTAGCTCCACCTTTGATATCTTTACCACTCATCTGAACAGTAAGACTATTGACATTAATACCAACAAGGATCAATGCACCTTTCAATGCACTAGCAGCCTCAAGAGTCCTACCTACAATCTGGTCAACGGTATTACCATCAACCTGGACCGACCAGGTCTCAGTAGCATTACCATCATCCCCAATAAACAATCCATAAACAGTTTCCCAAGACTCAAGCGAGTAACCAGTAGTAGCTGCAGCAAGAGTAACAATCTCAGGAGTACCAAATGTCTGAAAGAATGTACCAGTACCAGTTGCAGTGATATTAACCGCTGCACCTCCAGGAGTAGCAGCAATAGTAAAGGTCTTAGTGGTAGGAACTGACTTGACATAATAGTTACCAGTAGTAATACCAGTCAATCCAGTAAGAACCGTAATTGAGATAAGATCATTGATCGCAAGTCCATGAGCTACGTCAGTTGTAATAACATCGGTAGATGGAGCTGCACTCAAAATATTAATAACCTGCTTATCACCTTTAGTACCAAGAATCGCAACTGATCCAGTAACTGCTCCACCTGCAGTCAGTTTAACTCTCTGACCAAGTCCAGTAATAGCATCATCACAAGCAACAAGTCCATAAACTCCTGCAGTAGGAGTAGTGAAAGACTTACAAGTATTACCAGCTGCATCCTTAATTGTAAGGTTAACAGTATTGACTCCTGCAGGAATAATAACTCCAAGAAGTTTCTTAATCAAACCAGTAGTAACAACTGAAGTTGCAGAATTAGTACTATCGAGTGCTACATTCTCACGAGTGAATACTCCAGCTGAAGTAGCATAGAACAAAGTGATAACTGCTCCTCTTGCAGCTGCAGCATCAACTGATGTAGCGAGATAACCAACTTCACCTGCAGTAGCCCAAATAGAATTGTCAAAATCATCAGTAGCTGATCCAGCAACCGAACTCATTAAAGGTACTGCCGCAGCCTGGAATTCAGCAATCTTTCCCTCAGGTGCAGCGACAACTGACTTATTGATTGCAATATCTACGTCACTACAAATACATGGGACCCTCCCGGCAGCAACATACTTGGATACATGATCAACCGCTCCTCCATCTACCAATACACCAATAACATTAGCAGAAGGTGCAGTCTCAACAATCGCCTTACCTCCACTCAATTTGATGAGCTTCATCCCTGCACCAATAGACTCACCAAGTGCAATAGGAAGATCATTAACGTATTCCTGATAAAGAACTCGTGCAGTCTCTAATGCCTGGAGTGTCTCAAGAACCTGGGGATAATCAGGATAACCTTCATCAGGAATAACAAATGCCTTTCCAGCTACCCCGTTGATAATCTCAACGTTACCACTAGTAGTCCTAAATACCTTACTCATAATGTACTACCTCCTTATCTCATAATCGGAAATTTATTATATCGATTTAATTACTCAATAACGTTATCATTCGATTTCTTAGGAGTAACATCAATTACCTTACCTTTAGGAGGTTCTAAATCCTTATGACTAGTAGCAAGGGTAACCTTTGTAGTCTCCTCAGTAGTCTTCCTCGTAGTCTCAGTAGTCGATTTAACTTTCTGGACAATAAGCTCAACTAATTGCTCTACTGATGCAGTTGATACAGTTTCTTGTACCTTCTCAGCAGTCTCAAGTTGAAGTAACATACCTTCAAGTGACTGCCAGTCGGTTTCAGATAATACAAACTTGAGAAAGTCAATGTTATCTCTAAATGTCTGAGCTGCAATTCTGTAGTAAGCAAACTTCTGAGCAGGAGGAAGTTTAGCAAGTACTTCTGGATTAAACAGTTCTTTCTGCAAGAAGTCTAATGACTCATGCATATCAAAAGTCTGTCTAACCATTGAGGAGGCTAATGATAAAAACATTAACTGAAGTCCAGCCTTCTCACCTTTAACATACTTCAATTTATCTTTATCGAACCGTCCAGCATCTACTAAATCGCCTACATACTTTTCTAATCCAGTAGGAGCTCGATCTGGTAAGTTCGAGTTATCAGGATTGGATGATTTATCTTTATCGATATCGCTCATGGTGACCTCTCGATTAATTATTTATATTTTGAATGAAGTAGCTCAACAGCCTTGTCCAACGCATCAATACATTTCTTACTTAAATTTTTACCTGCACGATTCTTATAAAATTCAATAGATCCTACTGCTGATCTTAAATCTGTATGACCTCGAGCTACTTCATTCGCAATCTTTTCACTATCACAACTAGCAAATAACCCTTCAGGAGGATGCCACTTAGATTTAACCTTACCACTCCAAAGTGACTCCATCATTGCTATTAAATGCTCTGATCTATTCATTGACTTAAAGCTCTCTCCATAAAAATAAACTTCACCTTGATCAATATCTGTTCCATAATCTTTATTGATCAATCTTTCAGTACCCTTCTTCTCATCACCTACATATTCTCTACGAGGTCTACTAGGTTGTTGTACCTCAATGGCTCTCACAAGTAATCCATGAACTTCTCCCTCATTATCAAGCTCAGGATATTTGAGTACTTGAAGTTTGAGTAGTCCTCGCTGTGGATGACCATCATAATGAGGATGAGTAAATACATCACCAGGCTTGAGCTTCAATAAGAACTGTTGCTTATAGTCACCCTCAGCATCAATATCAGAATCTTTAGTTATGATCTCTCGCTGAGGTAATGGTGCTCCACGCTTATCGATCTCTTTAGCTTTACGAATAAGCATCTTCTTCTTAGCACTTAGAGTACCACCTTTAGAACTACGAGCCTGAGATAACTCACTCAGTATTGGCTTAGTAGGAGTCATCATTATATCTCTAATTGATTTAATATCACTACCTACTCGCTGCATCTTATACGTCTTTCCATGACCTAATATATCAAAATTATTAAGAGGCATCGATCGAATCATATAAGGATACTCAATTGGAGTATCAAGCCAAGTAAAATGAGTTATCTTACCAGTTCCTGATCCAAGTTCTTTAATTAGAAGTACAAAGTTCTGAAACCACTCTGCATAATAACCAGGACTAGGTTCAGATTCTTCAATATATTGACCAAGCTTAGGTTGGAGCTTACGCATCACTGCGAAGTACTGCTCAAGTCGTGACTGTCCACTTTTCCATGATACAGTTATATCTTCATTGACCTGAGTAAGTATATCCATTTTAAAGTCCTACCTTCTCAATCTAATATCAATTGGGGTATCTGGTCTTGTTAGTGCATCTCTCCATGAATCAATATTGATATCCATAGGAGTTACAATTTCATTAGTTTCTTTTTTAACAAGCATAATAAGTGATTTGACTAAATCATCAATTGTGAATGTAAAGTATCTTTTACCAAACTCTTCTCCAACATCAATGGTTGATTTAAATCTAATTTCAATAGTTGATTCATTTATTTTATTTAATAACTCGAGAGCTTTACTCATGAGAATAACTCCTTCTAGGATCTTATTACAATTTGTTCAAATCCCATATCTAAAAATCGATATGCTGGTTTATTATCAATAAATCCTAACTGTAAAAGTCCTATCCCTCTACGATTATATATCTCTTTTTTAAATTTCCACTTTGATCTTACCTTTTCTAAACTTGTAGGACCTTCCTCAGAATCAAAAGATTTAACGGGTCCTGATCCCATATGCTTAATTATCTCATCCTCTTCCTCTAAAGTAAATGGATTAGTTTGAGGATCTCCATCAGGATTAAGTTTTTCAATAGCAGTCTTAGTACTTTTGAAAGATGTTGACTCACTAGTCTGAGTACCTTTACACTCCGTACATTTTATAGACTCATTAGCCTTCTTAAGTAACGCCTGTGATTTATTCATAATTAGTTCCTCTCTTATGGAGACCCGATTCTACGAGCCATATTTATTAATCGATCAGCTTCATCAGGGTCGACATTAGATGCAATCGATAGCAAAGACATAGCAACTGAATACTTGATCTTACCTACTGGAGGTACGGGATCAGATAGAAAGTTACTTCCTACTACTATTGCGGTCATAGCAATTCGAGTTTTAATTGTTTGTTCTTCAGCCATTACTATACTCCATCACTATCCTCATTACTACTATATATTCACTCAGTTGAGATATCTTGCTGCAATACTATTAACATGAACAAGAGCTCGTTCTCCATCAGGACTCTCAATATACAGAATCTGATCATTAGGTCTCATCTTACTACCACGAATCTCAATTATTTCTACCATTGTATCTTCTGGAATAGTACGATTTCTTTCTGATTTAACATCGGCTCCTAACTTAAACTTAACTCCAATACGAGGAGTTATCTTACCTTCATTAAGATGCATTAGGTGAGTCGACTTATAATACAATGTCTTAGCTTGGTTCATCTTCATAATACTATCCTCATTAATTCAAGTAGAATTAATAGGCCTCCTTAATCGTTTAATGGAATAAATCGATAATGCTACAATGACTAATCCAATAATAAGAAGTACAGTAGATACATTAGGAGTCAACGAGAAGCAATTAGTAATAGTATCAATAGCAGATTGAGTAGTCTCAGGGATTGATTTATCAGGAGTTACGTACTGTAATGACTTAGTAGGTAATGGATTAAACTTAGCAAATAAATTAATTATAGCTTCAACGGCACCACATACTGAGGTAACTATTCCAGTCAGTAGCATTACATTAGAAGCTATAAGTTTAATTCTCTTACTTGCTATCATTCATGATCCTATACTCTGTGATGGATTGTAACATGAACAAGTGGACTGAGTATAGAATGGACAGATACCACCTTTACTAATACCACTAAGTTCACATCCACTTGAACAAGTATGAGTAGCAATATTATAACTCATACAAGGAATCGTAGGTTCAAATCCTACAGTACCTTGAACACTTTCAACAGTTATATTGTACTTATCTTTCAATAACTCCATTATATCTACAAGCTCATCCTTATACCAATGAGGATGCTCATTAGATACTATCTGGAGTAAGCTATCAATTTCTAATTTCTTACCTTTACCATATTTGTTAGCTACCTTCTCAGCTAGCTGATTTAACTGTAGCTGGTAACCTTTCCTAAATCCTTCATCAACTTTAAGTCGCAGTTTACTTGCAAAGTTCATGACTTGTTATCCTTCACTTTATCTTCTTTGTAATGGATCTTGAATGGTTTACTTTCTATCTGATAAACAAAGTCACGATGAACAAAAGGTAAATTGAGATCATACTCAAGAGTCAAAATCAATCGTGGATCTTTACCATTAGGATGCATTGTTGGTACTCGATCTGGTAATAGCATTGATCCTACCATCTTACCTGGACCAACTGGCATGTTAGAATGCTGAACTGGTAAGAGAATAGTTATACCATTTGATATTTGAGGAGTTACTCTAGCAGTCAAACATCTGTATTTGGTATAACTAAACTCAGCAGTTAGCTCATCTCCTTCATACACTGGTTGAGTAACCTTAAGTTCTGACGTGAATTCAATTACTGTAATTGGAATATAAGTAGCTACGAGGATATATAGAAAGAATACCCACAATCCCCATCCCATTACTAGTATTCCATAATAATTGAATTTGTACTTCGCTTCTAATGTCATGATACTAACCTCGTTATAATAATTCAGTCGATACTGCTCGACCGTCATCATCATGTGTATGTCGAATAACTACTACCTTGATCTTATCGAGTTTAGTATCAATATCCTTCATCGATTCTTTATTTAAATCCTCATGCTTCTCAAATTGTCTCTGTTCAGCTTCACGGTACTCCTTACAACGAGTCTTACATTCCTCAAACTTGGATTCGGTTAACTTCTTTGACTCACTAAATTTATCCTCAACGAGCTTCTCAACTCGTGTAATATCTTTATCGATAAGAGTCTTATTTAATGCAATGGATTCCTTAACTCCGGAAATCCAATTTCTAACAAAGTACCATAATACAGTATATCCTCCAAATCCAATAACCATTAGTGCATCAGACGATTTAACATCCATTTGCTGTATCCTCACTTATATTATATTAATTCATAGGTACCTCGTCTCGAACTAATAAAATGGATACAATCGTCCATGCTGCTGACTACAACTTCTCCAATGAGTCAGGATGTATCTCATCAAGATAATCATAATCGTCTTTGACTTTGTAGCCAAATCGAGTATCATAGATCTCAATGTTAAGTTTCTTGAACTTAATCTTTGAGGGATAATTAGGAGGCTTATTATCAAATTTTACAAGAGTAGTAGGAATAAGTCCCTTAGGAATAAATTCAGATTTTAAGATACCTACGATGGTACCTACCTTCTCACCAACCTTAACTCGATCACCTATTGAGAATCCGATTGACTCATTTGAGATGATCACTCCAAGCTTATTTAGGATATCGACTGCTTTAGTCATAAGTACTAGCTCCCTACTGATCCGATATCTCCTCGCTTCATTGCACACATATTCTGATAGAATGTATCCTCAAGTTCCTGACGATTAGGATGAGCTTTACCACTTCTCTTCTCAATTTCATCTACCATCTTCTTAGCTGCTTCTTTATAACGCGAGTGATCATCCTCAGTAGGTTCACCCTGACTTTCATTGATCATAAATGCTTTAGTCATCAACTGAATAGATTTATTCATTTCATCACCTCTTAATGGAAATCTATGGTAACACCTAGTACATATGTAATGCTTAGGTTCACCAGTATTCTCATCATATTGCAATCGTAACTCATGATCCTTAGGAGTCTCACGATAACAATTAGTATTACACTTATCACAACCTACACATGGACTCGGTGGATCACTACCAAAACATTGTAAATTACCACACTTACAAGTATAGTATCTCATCGAATTATATTACCTCGAACCCTGCTATCTTCATTACATTAAGTAAATTATCATCTACCTCGTAACCTTGAGAAGTAGCAACTTGAGTCAGAATTGCACGAGTAACTTTACTACCTTTAACCTGATTCACTAACTCACGTAATAGAGGTATAAACGATCTAGTACTCTCATTCAACTTAAGTAATATTATCTGAGCCTTGTTCATACTACCACCTATGATGAGTTAGTTCATAATAACGAGATCTAAGATAAGTTAGGATTGATTCACTAAGCTGCATCGCTTGTTTATCAAGACTACCAGTATGTAAAGGAGGTACCTGATTGATTTCTAAGTTCTGATTAATGTATACACTACGATCAGAACTATCACCAATAAGTACTCCATAGTTACCAAACGTTAGTATGTCATCCATCAACGGAAGTGCATTATCAGTAAGTATATAATTAACACTAAGTACTGATAGCATCTCACGATTGACTGATACTAGATTCTCAATAACTGACCATGGACCTGGATTCTCGAAGCTAGGACTTAGAAGTATCACTAGTCCCTTTTCAGTAGGATATTGAGAACTAATGACTAAAGGATCATCAGTCAGTACAAAGTCACCCTTAAAATGACTTTCTAATATCTTCTTATATAAATCAGGATTCATCATAGTATCATCTCGATATAGTTATGAATAGGCTAGGACTCCTTTGTATTGAGCAATTATGGTAACTCAATGGTACAACTATATATCAAAGAAAGGAGGTAACTTATGGACCGAAGTTACGATCTACTTCCAAGGTAGTAGATAACCCTCGGAGTCCTAGCCGTATTGTCTTATTCACTTTCCTTAGCTTCAGGAGTACTCAACTTATCCTTAAGATTCTTAATCCGTTTCTCCATGCTAGCATTATCAGGATAAGGGAGTGTCTTACTAATCTCACCTACAATCTCAATCAATTCTTTTACTATCTCTTCCATAATCAGATCCTCCTCGAATTATAATTCTTGAATAGCTTTCTCAATTGACTTATATTGATCAGAAGTGAAAGGATGAGAAGGAAGTACAAAATATACTTTCTTATCAATAACTTTAGTGTATCCTTCCTGACCTATTAACTTCTTAACTTTCTTAGCTAATTGTTCTACCTTGTCAACTGATGCACTATCAGGTAACAAGAATTTGAACTCAGGTTCTTTCATTGCTTCATTAGCTTTAGTCAACAATTCACTTGCTCTGCTCATAACTCATACCTCACGGATGTATTTTTCACTTCGATTGACTACTATCTTAGAAGGATCCATCATTCTAACAAGTCGATCAAATACAAGGTTAGTAGACAATCCACCTACATCGAGATGTTTACTAAAATCTAATTTAAGCTTACCATCTTCAATATCTACAACTATACTGAATGCAGCAGCTTCATCGATCGAAGTAAGTTTATTTTTAAGTTGTTCTGACTTGTTCATGATGATCACCTATTATTTACTCTTTAGAACAATGCACGAGGTTTAGAAGCATGACTAAATTCATTATGAGCTTTCTTTAATGCTTCTTCACTTATTGTTACTTTATCTCTAATTTGATGAGTACTCAATGTATGATCAACCTCACGTCTTACTGTATCGTAACCAATTTTAGGATTATTATACATTTGAGCAACTGATACAACCATTCCATAATAATTAGGATTAACCTTCACTACGATCCCTCCACTAAGTAATCACTACTAATCAAATCGATTGAATCGACTTATCCCTCATAGTGATTAACCTCAACGTTAGGAGGGTTGGTTAACGTTGAGGTAATTAGGGAGGATCGCCAAGTAACCTCTGATAAGCATCATCTTTACTAATATCAATATTGTATCTAGTAGCTATGAATTGAGCATAACTCCAACGATATCGATCCTGCTCAACAAGATTGTTATTTGTAAATGCAGGCGGATTCCATAACTGCACTTTGTAACAATCAACCTCGGATGCTAATCGATATTTCTGAAACAATAGATAGAATAAAGAGTGAGCAAGAAGTAATATCCATGAAACCTCAATAATGGAATATCCTATATTAAAGATACCAATTGAGTAACTAGTCAGATATATAAACGAGATGATATCTATAAAAGCTACTATTGGTATCATCAGGAGGAATAAAGTCCAGAATTGTTTTCCATGGTGGACTTCATGCTCAAGAATACCAGGATCATTAATATAATCTTGGTCGATCCTTACATAGAATAGATTTGTAGTTCCAGCATACTTACCTTCCTTCTTGTAACCTTGAAGGTATCTAATTAATACTGGAAATATTTTATATATCCATCTAATCTGCATCATCATCCTCTTTTAGTAATTTCAAATTCAGCAAGAAGGTATCTAGCCTGAATTCTTCTACCTTCTCTAGCATTTTCAGTAATCTCATTCCATTCAAGAAACTTAGTACTCACTTCACCAAACTTGTCATGAGCAACAGTATTTCCACGTTCTACTGCTACCCTACCAGCTTCATGAAGTACCTTTGCTAATTCTTCTACTGAAACTTGAGAAGTTGAGTTCATTGTTACCTCCACTAACTGGAAGATTTGTTACGAGTTTTATCAATAGCTTCCTTGACTTCATTCTCAACTTTCTCAACTCCCTTATCAACGGTTGATCCAATAACCTCAGCAACCTTAGGATTGCGTCGGCCTACCATCATTCCAGCAACAAATGCAATTACTATTAAAACAATAACTAAAATATAAGAGATCATGGTGTGGTACTCCTTTTATAGATTTATTTTAAACCTTTCAATCTAAACAATTTGATTGACTCGGTTGTAATGTCAATTTCTTCTTCATCTAAAACTAGTACAACTTTGTATCCTGCTTTTAGTAATGCTTCCAACTTTCTTAAGTTAGTTTCTAGCATTATTGGATCAGTCCCCTTCTTATCAAAGGTCCATTTAGACTTTACTTCATAGACAATTCCTTCATTAGTATCAATGAAATCAGACTGATAGGTTGAAAGATAGTATTCATTTACTTTAAGATATTCAACAACAGGACCACGTTTCATTACCTCTATTAATTTTTCAAGTGAGCCATAATATTCTTCAAATGATTCCAAGAATGTAAACTCAAGTGGCCCTTGATATGTCAATTCAGTATCTTTATATTTATGTGAGAACGATGACTGTTCGGTAATTCTAGATTTTAAGGCTGAGAAACATTCAGGATTCCCACAAGTCTGATTATATCCTCCACTACTAAACTTAGCGAAAGTACCACAAATGACACACTTAGGTACTCCTATTAAATTATTCTTTACATGATACTCCAATTGTTTATAAGGAAATGATTCTGGAACTTTAAACTCATTATAAAACCACCAGTTAATATTTCTACCTTTACTCATCGAATGTCTCCTTTAATTCTTATCGATATAATTTATATATTTAATGAGGTGATGCCTCATGTACTGTCTCCATC